TGTTTGAAAATTTAACTATTTCTTAAATTTTCGGTTTTGAAAATTTTTGTCTTTTTGAAATAACTAAGTGTCGTATGATAGTTAACTATTGGTACACACACTATGAATAGTTAACTATTGATAGTTTTTCAAGAATTTATAAAACGCATTTTTAAATTTCCCGAATTTATAATTGGAACTAAATAATATTAAAAAAATCTAAGGAAATAAAAATGGGCGTTACTCAAGATCAAATACTAGCCATTAATAAAAATGGTTCTGGAACTATAGATTTTCAAAAAGAAGCTTTATCAAAACAAAAAGCTTATCCATTAGATGCTGGAGAATCAAAACATAATATATTACAGAAACGTTTAACTTTAAAAGCAACTGGAATGAAAGATATTTTAAAGGATTCCGATGATTTATATAAAAGTATAATAAAATTAAAGAAGACTGGAATGTTAAAAGATATGTTAAAAAAAGCAGGAATTAAAAAAGATTATTTCAATGAAAGTGTTTTAAGTATGTTGGATCCAAATACTTCTGCTAAAAATGTCCAAGCTTTTCAAGAGATGGAGGGTGGGATGGTGGCTTCTGGAGGAAGCCCAATCGTTCCTATGGGTGGTTCTGGAACTATGATAAAAGACTCTTACCCAAAGGCGGGTGGATTAGGTTCTAAAAAATCTTCTGTAAATAATTCTAAAGATAAAACCAAAGTAATAGAGGAATTTTTAGGAATACTAGAAAAGGAAGATAAAATTATGCGACCAGATAATAGCAAATTATTTAAAAAAGTCGATAATATTAAAATTGCTTCCAAAAAAGAAAATATTCTACCAAAAGAACAAAAAACTATTAAAATATATAAAAAAGAAATAGTTTCGGATGCTAAAAAAATTTTAAAAGGAAAATAATATGTCTGTTACGGAAACGGAATTAGTAGATAATATAACCAGAATAGAAGACGATTGCGCGAACTTAGACCAATTCGATACTTTTATAGATGATATTGAAAATAATATTGAGGATTCTTCTTTTAGTATTACTTGGAGTAATTGGGAAAATATTTTATCATATATTAAATTACATTTAGGAAGCTCTGTTAATAATATAGAATTGACGGACGAAGAAATAATAGAAATTATTAACGAACATGTTCTTCCGGAGTTTAGTAGATACGTTCCATTAATAAGATATTATGTAATGTATGAATTTGAAAATATCATTTCTAGAAGTCCAGCTTTAGTATTCCAATTTAAAAATTTTAAATATAAAATTTTAAATGTTAACCGATTAATTAGAAAACCATCGGTATTAGATATAACCCAATATTATAATTTGCAACAGACCTCTGGAGACCTAACCGACATGTTAATCGCTCAAAATTCTTTTAGTATGTCTAAAGATTTTGTATCTCAAGATACTTGGAAATTTTTTGCTCCGGACAAATTGCAGTTGATAAGAGGTAGTAATAATTACGGTTCCGTTTTAGATTTTATAGTAGAACTAAACTGTATTCACAAAGATCCAAGTACGGTCGATCCAGATATGTATCCATATTTAAGGGATTTATCTTTAGCTACTGTTTTTATTACTATAGGGAGAATTCGTAAGAAATTTTCAAATTTTAATACTCCACAAGCACAGATTGATATCAATGCCGATGAAATACTGCAAGAAGGTACTCAGCTCAGAGAAAAAGTAATTCAGGATTTAGATGACCTTCCACCAGATAATTATATATATTTTCTAAATTAATATGATATATAATTACGAACAAAACAAAAAAATATATTAAAAATAAGGATTATAATATGGCACGTAAGAAAAAAGATGTAGAAGTACAAGATACTCAAGTAGCGCTAGAAGTAGCAAAAAAAGAAAAACAAGAAGCTATCGAAACGGAGACAGCAGCTATTAAAGAAGAAAAAGAAGCTAAAAAAGCAGAAAAAGTAGAAAAAGAAGCTATTAAAAAAGTGGAAGAAGTAAAAGTAAAATTAACAGAAGCCGAAAACAAAGTAACAGAAGCTGAGATTTCTGGCGATGATGAAACACTTAAAATAGCAATTGAAATTCAAAACCAATATAAATTAGAATTAGAAGCGGCAGAAGCAGCAAAAACAAAAGCAAAAGAAATTAAAGCAAAAGAAATTAAGGAAGCTATCGCAGCTAGAGTTAAAGCTGTTATTCAAAAAGACGAAGCCGAATTAGCTTATGACGAAATTCCACTAACTGCGAGAATTCCCGACGAAAAACAAAAAGAAAAACGTGGACTACCGGATAAAGTAAGAGAGTATAAAGAAGAAACTACTTTATATAGTACTCAGTTTTATAGAATTTAATTTAACTTTTATAGGGTCTTATTTTTATAAGACCTTATTAAGAGTTAATAAAAATTATCGAATTTAAAGGAATAGGGAGATTTAATGAAAGACAAATCTAAATATTTAGATATAAGTAAAAACGAAATTAAAGCTAAAAAAGAATGTATTATTATTATTAATTTGGATGAATATAAAAATGTTTCCGAAGAAATAATAAAAGAAGATAGTAGTGATGGAGGTGAATTAGTTTTAAATATACATGGGTTTTTTGAAATAGTTTTTCCAAATGATTTAAATAGTATACAATTTACGTTACCTTATAACGTAAATTTATACAAACATAATGTAGTAAATGGTAAAAATTCTAAAGAATTGATTTTCAGATTTATGCCTGGAGATACCATATTTACCGCACATTTTAAAAATAAAAATACAAATATTGATGTATTATCTGCTCTATTTCAAAACAGAATTAAATATATATCCGAAGATATATATGAACTAGTACTTAACGTATATAATCAATTATCAGGCGTTACCAATATCGATATATTTAATATAGAAACTATTATTACGCAAATGTTTGCGGATACTCAAAATGGAAAATTAGTTCCATTAAGACTTACCAATAAAAAATATTCCAAAAAATATGCTATAGATTTTACAAAATCTTCTCATAATTTTAGTAATATTATGGGATTTAGTTATGGTTATACTAATAAGTATCTAATGACAAAACTTACCGATAAAAATAAAAAATTGGATAATAGTTATTTAGAAAATATTATTACCAATAAATATTCAAAAATTGAAAATAAAAATAAATAAATTAAATAGGAAAATATAATGCAAATTAAATTCGAAGAATTAACAACTATAAAAAAATTAATACAGGAAAGTTCGGCTGATTTCCTAGATAAACCAAAAGAAAATAAATTTATGAATTTCGTGAACGATAATAAAACTTCGTTAACTGCTGGAGCAGCTGGTTTAGCTGGAGCAGCTGGTCTTGGATATCTTGGTAATGATCTTGGTGAACAATATGGAACCTCAGCCCACGCAGAAGATTTAGATAATACTAAAGCCCAAGCTGAATTTTATAATAATCATACTGGGGATATATTAGAGAAAAAAGACGCCTTAGAAAAATTTCAACCAGAATCTGGATTATCTATAGATGAATATTTATTAAAGCATGATGGAGTTAACAAAGTTCTTCAAAATATAGAAGCAGAACGAGAAAGACAATTATCGAATATTGATCCAAATGATACTGAAGCTAAATCTAGAATTTGGGATAACTATAATGCTCAAAAAACTTATTTATTCGATAGAGCAAACGAAAATTTAAATTTCATGGGTATTGGTAAAGATGGTGAAGTAAAAGATATTCTTGGTGGAAACATCGATAAAATAGAACCAAACTTTTTAAAAAGAATGTTTCAAAATGATGATTTGGATAATCCAACCCCAGAAAATATTAAAAACAGACAGGCTATTGATAATTTAATAAAACAAGCTAAAACAGTACATACTCTAAACGATAGTATTGATCCAGAAAAAATTCCGGAATATAATAAACAACAATTACCAATAGTTGAGAAAAGTATCGATAAAGAATTAGAGCAAAATGCCGAAAATTTTAATAATACTCAAGATAAAATAAAGCAACTTAGTACTCCAGAAGCAATAAAAGATTATCAATCTAAATATGGTTCTATTGGTACTGGTGTTGGTGCTATCGTTGGTGGGGGAACTTCTGCTGTAGCAGCAGCTAAATTAGCTAATTTAGCTAAAGAAAAACAATTAGCCAAAGAAGAAGAATTAAAAAATAAATATAATAGTTATAACGAAAAACTTCCAGAAGCTCAAGAAGTTAAAGAAGAACCAAAAAAAATTGAATCGGTTCCGGGATCTATTCTGAACCTTAGATAAAAAGGAATTTAAAATGGAAATAAAAAAAATATTTACCAGTACTGGGTTAAATGGTATAAAAGGAATAACTTTTAAAAATTTAACCAATGATAGTTCTGGTAAATCAGGAACGGGTATAAATTTAATATATTTTACAAACGTTACTCATATAAATTTTAAGGCTGATAAAAAAAATATTACTGAATTTACGGGTTTATCTTTTTTAGCCCAATCTAAAAATAAAACATATTTCAATACTTTTATTATTCCTCCTTCATTTGTATTTTATAATCATAGGGTGAGTACTCTTAAGTACTCTAAATTTTTTAAAAGCGCTATGGTTAAAGTAAATATTTCAGGTAAGGTTTTAAAAAATATTCCTTTAACTAAAACTGAAATTTTACAAAAAAGTTCATTTTATGATTTAACATCGCTAGCAGAATCATTTAAATCGGTTTCTAGTATTTCAGAAATAAAAGCAATTCAAGAATTAATGAATCTTTTGCTAAGTATAATAAAAGAATACCATAAAACGTTTTATAAAAAAGATAGTTATGTAATTATAGAAACCAATTATGATAATAAAGAAATATTGGATATGTTTTTAAAATTTTATCGTATTAAAAATTCTTTAATCGATTTAACAAGTATTCCTCAATTTAAAGGAATAATTGTTAAAGTAAAAAATATGTATTACCCATTAACAGAAATTAAAACTTCTTTAAATGGAAATAATTTAGCAATTAATATTCAAGTATTAAATAAAATTAACAAAGCGCTTTTAGAAGAACATAAAAAAGATTTGAGCCGTGTTGGATTAAACCCAGACGAAATCTTAGAAGAACCAGAATCAAATGAATTAAAAAATATCGATTCTGATATAAAAGTAATTGATGGTACAAAAATTAAATCTAATGATAAAACTTTAAAAATTAAAGAAGAAATTCTTGAAAAATTAGATAAAGTTAAAGAATTGGATAATGGTATTAAAGATCCAAAAACCGAAGTAAAAATAAATAATATTTTAAATCAGGCTAATGAAATAATTACCAGAAATACTTCTAAAACCAATAATTTAAAAAAAGATAGTTTAAAACACGATAAAATTTTAGAAGATTTGGAAAAAGATCCAAAATTTTCCAAATATCTAAAAGAAGTTCAATTGCTTAAAGAAATAAATTTTAAATTTAATGGTAGTATTAAAGTCAATAAAGCAAATCTTCCTAAAAATATTTATTACGACCCAATTAAAGCTACTGGTATAGAAACATATACTAGTTATAATAAACAGCAAACCGAATTTAACGAAGTACTTGATGAAGCAATCAATGTTTGATTTATTTAAATCACTTGAAATGGATAAAGAAGCTGGTCTAAAAGTACAGGACGTTAAAATATCTTTTGAAGATAATATTAAGAATAGATTTAAAATTTATAAAGTTCGTTTAAAAAATACTAAATTTGGTTATCAAAAACCTTACGATATTGAATTAAAAGTTCCTTATCCAAGTCATGGTAAATATATTAAATTAGATTCTAATAAGTATATAATGATTAATCAATTATTCCCATATCCTATTTTAAAAATCCAACCAAATACTGTAAGAATATATACTCATTTTAGTACGGCAGCCGTAGAATTAAAAGGAAGTAATGTTAATCTTGGTACTAATGATTTAAATAGAATTAAAGATACTTTTCTAATCAATCTTACCGAAGCCAAATGTAAAGTTAAAACCAATGATTTGGATGATCAAAAAGTACAATACCTTAAAGATAAATATAATCTTCCTCCAGATTTAAATGATAAATTATTTACGAATATTGAAATTAGGTAATACGATGATATTTAATATAAAAACTAAAAATGAATTTCAAAATGGAGAAGAAATCCAAATAATACGTACTGATATTTTTCCATTTTGTTTTGATTTTAATTCTGTTTCTAATGATAAAATTCCGAAACCATATTTTTTTATAAGAAATCATTTAGATACTAAAAATTATAGAATTAGTATTTCGTTTGAATATTTAAATAAAAATTATGGTTTAGATATTGGTATTATTAGAAATTTCGATAAAATTAATTTAAATTCTTCCGAAAAAATAAATTTTTTTGCCAATTTTAATTTAATAAGTACTTTAGAAATAAATAATTCTAAAATAATTATCATGAATTTAATAAAAAACAATACTAGCATTTTTTTAATTAATAAAACGTTTGAAAATATATCTTCGGAAACTTTAGTATATTTTTCTAAAGATTACTCAAATATAAATACATTTTTAGAAAATAATAAAAATAAACCGGAGGTATATAATGGCTGAATTAGGAATAGAATTTAGCAATATTGGCCAAGTTACTTATACTGAAGAAGATATTGCTAATTTAAAAAATATTAGTAAAAAAATTAAAAATGAAGCTCAGGAAGAGATTAACCCATTTACTGGTAAAGCAAATGCTTTAAATCTTCCTCCAAATGATGAAGATTTACCAGAAGAACCTTTATCAGAGGAAACATTAGAAAAAATAGATGAATATATTAATCCAGATAGTAATGAAGTAGTTATAGGAACGGATCAAGCAGATTTATTTGATAATTACCATAACTTTTATATAAACTTCTTTAAGTACTTAAAATATTTTTTAGGTACTCATTTGACAAAAGGTTACAAATCAAGAACTGGAGAAGTACAATACATTAAAAACTTTTCATTTAATTATGGTTCTCAAATTATGTCTTCGATCGATTATTACGATGGAGCATCTTATGAATTACCATTCGCTAAAATTAACTTAGTAGATGTCAGACCAATGGATAATGTTCAATATATATCTAGACAAAGTCTTGGTAAAACACCAGCTAATAATATTATTATAGCCGAGAATAAAGATTTGGATGAAATTATTTTTACTTCAGTTCAGTATAATTATATTAATATATCAGTCGAATTATCGTTAGAAAGTTCAGCTGAAATGCTAGATTATATAAGTAATATAAATACGCATATACCACTTAATTATACAGTATATACGCCAAAATATTATAACTATATAAATATATCAAGCGTAACTAAAAATTGGAAAAAAGAACATACTTATTATGGTTTAATAGTAATACCAAGTAATACGTATAGTAATAAATTATATACTTATGGTAAATTGGAATTTGAACCATCAATGGAACTCACTAACGTTACCCAAAGCGTTTCTAAAGAAACCAATGAAAATACATTAACCTTAGATTTTATATTTGGATTAACTGTTCCAACGAATGTTTATAAGAAAACAAAAATAGGAATACATAAAATCACAACGGATATTGATTTAAAATTAAATAATGGTATTATTAATAGATTGCCTTTATTGAATACCTTAACTGCGGAAAGTTTTATTGATATCGAAAGCGATGATCTTTTAAAACTTGGTTCTAAATCAGCAACTATTAAAGAAACTATTATCTTAGATCAACAAAATCTTTTAATACATAGTCCTTATAAAATTCTGTCCTTTGGTACGGAAATTAATTTTGGAACTTTATTAAAAGATAATTATAGTGGAATCGGATTTTGGAAAAAACGCATATACACAGATTTATTAACTTTAACCGACGATACGAATATCGAGAAATTTATACCAATAAATTATTTATTTAATGAAAAAGCTAAAGAGGATAAAGTTTTTGAAACTATCGTAGTAAAACAGGACCCAACAAAAGATATAGAAGAAAATATAGATATTCTTTTTAATGGCGGAATTCTAAATGGAATAGAATTTCCAGGTATTTATTCTTGGTATGATATTATTTACGATGAATCTATTACTAATAAAGTTTTTCGTTTTTGTATTATTCCAACTAATAATTTAGATGATATATATACTTTGGAAGAAAATTCAAAATTAGAAATATTTCCAACCGATACAAATTTTCATTATTTAATTAAAAGTAAATACATCTTGGCCGAAGCCGATGAAATAGATAATCCTCAGGATTATTATAATAGTATTTTACTTTATAACTAAAAATAGAAATAAGTTATAAAATATAGTAAATATACTTCACGTGAAATATATTTCTAAAAAAAATTAGGAGAAATTCTTATGGAATTAAAGCAAATTATGTCTCAAGAAGTAGCTGCTGTACTTGAAGAAGCTACAGGAATTGTTACAAATAGACTAGTAATGGAATCATTACTAAAAAATGGAAAAGTTACTATCGAAGAAGCTAAATTTTTAAATAAATTGGCATCTGAAGTTATTACAGAAGCTGCGGAAGATTTTATCCCAGATTCAATTGAAATACCAGATCAAGTTCAAGAAGTAGTTGAAGAAAGTACTAAAACTGAAGAAACGGTTGAAGAAAGTACTCAAGATGTTAAAGCAGAAGAAGCTAAAACTGAAGAAGTAGTTGAAGAAAGTACTCAGGATGTTAAAGCAGAAAGAAGCTAAAACTGAAGAAGTAGTTGAAGAAAGTACTCAGGATGTTAAAGCAGAAGAAGCTAAAACTGAAGAAGTAGTTGAAGCTACACCAGCTCAAGAAGAACTTACTGAATCTGAAGCAATTGTTAATAACCTCATTAACAAACTTTTCTAGGAGAATAAAATGGCAATATTAAGTAAAGTAATCGAAAATAAAAGAGACGAATATATGATTCAAGTACTTGAAGAAGGTACAACTGAATTAGAATCTTTAAAAACTAAGAAATATCTTACTGAGAATTTAACTTTAATTGGTAAAATTCTTATGGAAGAAGGTGTTGTAGACGCTGCTAAAGCTAACTTGGCTAATAACTGGGGCAAATATGCTGCTGGTGCTGGTGTTGTTGGAGCGGGTGCTGCTGCAATCGCTAATCCAGAAATGGCTGGTAACCTAGTAGATGCTGCTCAAAATCCTATGCAAGCTAAAGCAGAAGGACTCGATATGGTAGATCCTACTGTAGCTGGTCTTAATACTCAAGAAGCTCTTCAGAGTGCTCAAGATAAAATTCATGGTTATTATGATAACGTAAAACAGATGTTTGTTCCAACTCAAGCTCCAATTGATCCAAATACTCCAAATTTGGATAATAATGGATCAGCGGCTGATGTAAAAGGACCAGATTTATCTAAACTAAACGGACCTATTCCAGGAATGTAATAATAAAAATAATCTTCCCCGATGGGAAGATTATTTTCCTGTCGTTGAAATACAGTAAACTCTTAGTTAAACAAACATAACAAAAACTTAATTAAAAAAATAAGGAATCACTATGTCATTAGAAATGATTTTAGAAAATAAAAGAGATGAATATTTAATTCAGGTACTCGAAGAAGGAACTACAGAATTAGAATCTTTAAAAACTAAGAAATATCTTATCGAGAATTTAAATTTTATTAAAAAAATTTTAGTAGAAGAGGGTTTATTGGATACATTGAAAAATCATGGTGGTAAAATAGCCGCCGGTGTTGGTATTGGCGCAGCGGCTACTTATGGAATGGATCATATGGATCAAGTTCGAGAAACAGTTGGTACTGGAATAGAAAAAGCTAAAGAAGTTTATAATGACGCTAAAAATTCTATAACCGATACAGAAACTAATCAAACTGATCAAACCAATCAATTACAAAAAGATCGAGAATATGTTAGAAATCTAAACCTAAAAAATACCAACGATGTTCAATCTGCTATAGAAGCTAAAAAAATTCATCCGGAAAATAATGCAGTTAAAGAATTAAATAAAAGTTTTGATAAACCCGTTTCGGGACCAAAAAGACAAGGAGAATAATATGAAAAATATTGAAGAAGCGGTTAATTATATAACCACAAAATTAATTAATTTTAATTTAAAAAATAATGGTGAAGTTACTTTAGAAGAAGCTAAATTCTTAAATAAACTAACTTTTGAAGTTATTACAGAAGCTGCAGAAGAATTAGCTAATGAAATCGAAAGTGAAGATGAAGTACAGGAAACACCGTTATCGGAGAAAGTATTAACTGATGAACAAGGAAATGAATATATTTATAATCCTGTAACTGGTGCTTTGGATCCAGTAGATACACCAGCTTCGGAAGATGATGAGAATGAAGATAATGAAGATGAAGTAGATGGTGGGGAATTTCAAAGCGAAGTAGAAAATCAAGAAGATGAATCTTCTGGAGTAATACCAGAACTTGGGGATAATGGAATTGCTACTGGCGAAGGATTAATGGAATCAGTCGAGTTAGAACCAGAAGATATAGCTAAAAAGTTATTAAGTTTATAAGGATTTTTAATGTTGGAGAAATCTTATAACAATCCTTTATCTTCTCCAACTATGTTTAAAGATTTAAATAAAAAAATATCAGAAAAACGTAATAATATTTCGGTTGGGGATAGAGGAACGGCGTATGATAAAAGTACGGTAAATAGTGTTCAGAGTGAAATAGCGAATCCATTAGGACATTTAAAAAGCGATGTTCAGAGTCCAGAAAAAAATGTTTTACAAGGTTCTAAAACAGTTCTTACTAATTTAAAAAGAAACGATAAACATAATATTAAATCGGTAATCGATAAATTAAGTTCTTCTAAAAGTACGCCAAGTAATTCAATGTTTGAGGAAACTGCTTTACCAAGATTATTCGAAGAACGAGCTTTTGGAGAATTGCCTAAACCAGATCCAGGAATTAAATATCAAACCGATGGTATAATTGGCGAGAAAAAAATAAATACTACTGGTTTAAAAGGTCCAAAAATGTCCCAAAAAAATGAAGATAATGGATTAAAAGTAAATAGATATTTACATAATGCAAAAATTGGAAATTTAACGACAACTGGAACTCCACGAATTAATAGAGAATTGGATTGTTCTAGTCAAAAAGATTTGAATAATATTAAATGTCGAAGTAAAGATAATACTAAATTAAAACCAGAAATAAAACCTATTGGTTAATACCAATAGGTTTTTCCTGTCTTTTTAAAACGAACTAAATAATATAAAAATTACACAAATATAAAAAAATATAAAGGTTGGTTATGATTGTATATGAAGCTCCCACTAGGATAGAATCTAAAAATCAGGCTTTGAATAATTTAGTAGAGGCAAAACCTTTTTTATTAAATCAATTATTAGTAACGGAAGATTTTTTATTAAGCAATTGTATCAGAATTGATTTCAGAGCAAAATATAATAAAAGACCGGATTTAGTAGCTTATGAACAATATGGAATTATGGAATATTATCAAGTAATATTATTTGCAAATAATGTTGGTAGTTTATTTCAATTTACTCAAGAAAATCTAAATAACCAGATTCTTGTACCAAAACTAGAATTTTTACAAAATTATTTAATATAAAGGAAAAATATGAATATGACAAATACAAATACTTCTGGAACGTTAAAAGAATCTTTAACTTCTAGAACAGATACTGGGACGCTAAATTCATCTAAACAATATTCTTATTTAAAGGATCCAACGGCCGCATTAGGAATGAATTTATTTAACGATAAAGATTTTTTTAAAGCAGTTAACGAAAAACTTAAAGTAGCTTTATCAAAATTCAGTACTTCTAAAAAGACTAAACTGGTTCATGAACTAATGACTAAAAATCAAATAGTATTTGGACAAATTAATGTAGAGGTACCAGTAGAAATAATTTATAAAGAAAATACTTTACATAAAATATTTATTAATCCATTTGCCGTCTTAAATTACGGTGGTAAAGGAAGAATGGAAGAATTTAAAAAAATTATATATGGTTTACATAATACATTAAATGCGTTAAAAGGTACTAAAACATTAATTACTTCTCAACAAGTTCTTAAAATAGACGCTTTGGAAAAAGATAAAAAAGAATACATTGAAAAATTTATGGCAGAAATAGATTGGTTAAAAATGGTCGATTTAGCTTATTTTGGATTATTACAATTCTATGCGTATAATGCTACTAATAAAAATAAACCAGAAAAAGTAAAAGTTTATAAAACTACAGAAGATCTATTACTCAAACAGATTCGTAAAGTTCTTTCTAGAGTAGATTCTTCATTAAAACCAGCTATTAAAACAGAAACTGAAGAAGATATCAAAACGGAAAAAGATATCAAAATTATTAAACTTAGATTAGCAGTTCAATTTATGATGTTAACATATTTTTTACAAATGAGTACTAAAAGTGCTTTAGAAATTTTAAAAGCTAATAAAAGTGAATTCGTGAGGGTTTCTTTAGATGTATTATTCCCAGATGATGGACCAGACTCTAAAAAGAATAGAACCCCTTATGAAGATAAAGCAAGACATGAAAATATGATTTCAAAAGGCGAAGAATCTAAAGAATACTATGAAAAAGTAATGAAAGATTTTGCTAAATTTCGTCCAGAAAAATTCGAGGATTTTGCTAGACTTTTAGAAATACTTGATATTATTAAAATTACCCCAAGTACTTTTAAAACACTTATGATTCAAAACGTTGGAGAAAAAGAATACTATAATTATTATACATTCTTACCAAAACTTATAGCATTGTTCTGTACTTTAAATTATAATTCTCAATTGTTTCCAGATATGTACGAAATAGATTCTAAACTTCAAAAACGTTTAGAAGAACTAGTACTTAATCAAAAATCAATGACAATTATAAAAGAAAATAAAATAATTTAAATAAAAATAAACAAGGAATATAAAATGATATTAGAAATAAATAAAAATATGTTAGTAGAAGAAGCTGTCGAAATGTTGGAGGAGTCTCTTAAAGGTCGGGTAAAAAGTGCTTTAAAAAGTTTAAACCCGGCTAGAAAAAGTATAGCAACTGCTATAAAAACAAAACGGTCCGAACGAACGGAACTTCTTAAAAATCCTTCAAAAATAGATAATAATGGGTATTCTAATAGAGAACATGCAAATACTATTAATCAACAAACGAAAGCATTATCTAAAAATAAAGCAAGTTCTGTTGGATTTCAAAGAAAAAATGATTTTCAAAATGGAACTGGGAATTGGGTAGGTAATAAAAATACAGTTGAAAAGATATCGTCTAAAATAAAAGATACTAAAGATAATATAATATCTAGTACAAAAGATGCTATTTTTAGAGCAACTTCTCCAAAAATAGAAACTACTCCGGAAAGAGTTATTAGAAAAAGTAACCGCAAACCAGGAAGATTTTAAAATAGTTTAATTAACTTAGAGAATATTCTCTAAGTTAATTTCCTGTCTTTAAACGAACTAACCAACATAAAATACTCTAGTTTTTATCTATAGTTAACTATCAGTACACACACTATGAATAGTTAACTATTCATACCATCAACTAAAAAGACAAACGTATATAGATAACTATATTTACTATTGATACCACGTAGTATCAATAGTTAACTATTAATAGTTAACTTGTAATATTGAATACAGATATGTTAAACAATTATAATTTAATAAAGGAAATAAAATGGCAATTCTAGCAAAATATTATACTTATAGAAATTTACATAATGATTCATTTAGTATTAAAAATAGAGGATTGGTAATACAAAGGCCAAAAAAAGTTTTATTGATTAACGTAGAATTTAAAGTATCTCAAAAAGGTAGGGAAAGAGTTATACGCGAAAAAAGAAAAAATGTTCATGCTGTTTTAGTATCGGAAGATTATAAATTATTAGATGAAACGATAAATGATTATTTAGATTATAATATTGAAATTTATTATAATCCTTATAAAACAAAAACTTTTATTGTAAAAAATACAGGCGAAGAAATAAAACATATACAAAAAGCATTGTGTATTAATAATAGAATTTTTGTAAAAAATTCCGAATTACATAAAAATAAAAAGGATTTTGAAATAGATCCATTAACGGAAATTACTTTAAAATAGCTAGAGTACGTCATATAGATTTTATAGATATATTTCAATACAATAAATAAAACAGTTTTTAATCGAAGGAAAAATATGGAAAATTATACCGTAATAAAAAGAGAAAAAAATGGGATCAGACGAATCGAACCATTTAATTCTGAAAAAATACTTAAGCATTTTAAATATGCCTGTAAAGATTTAAATGTAGATCCATTTGAAATTTTTAGTAATTTTAAAATACGTTTAAAACAAGAAATGAAATCGGAAGAAATTCAAAAAGCTGCTATTTTTACGGCGGCAGATATGATTGATAAAAATAATCCAGATTCTCAATATCCTCCTGCGAGACTTATGTTACAAGATTTATATAAAGATATTTATGGTGGGTATACTCCAGCATTTGACGCGGCTTTACTAAGAGAAAGAGCTGGAAAAGGATATTATGATAAAGAAATATTCTTTTATTATTCCGACGATGAAATAAATGAATTAGCAAAATGCATTGATTATAATAATGATTTAAGATTTACTTATTTAGGATTAAATCAACTTATTAAAAAATACAGCATTAAAAGAGATGGGAAACCTATTGAAACTCCTCAAGAAATATTCTTTTTAATTCCATTATATATCTTCTCCGATATCAAAGATAAAGACTTCCGCGCAATAATGGTAAGAGAATTTTATCATGCGTTAGCAGTATTTGATATATTTTTACCTACTCCTGGAATGGTTGGTATCCGTACTAATATGAAAGGTTGGACTTCATGTTCCGGTCTTGACTTTGGGGATAGTATCGAAGCTATAGCAAATGGAAGTAAATCTTTATATAAATTAATTACTAAACTTCGAGCAGGTATTGGAGCAAATATAGGAAATATTAGAGGACTTGGAGCAGATATTGGAAATGGTTTTGAAATACATACTGGTATAACTCCTTATGCAAAAGCTAACGAGGCAATTTCTAGAAGTAGTACTCAACCAAATTCTGGTCGTTCTGGAGCAATTACAAATTATTATCCTTTTTTCCATATTGAGATAGAAGATATTTTACAACTTAAAAATAACAAAGGTTCAGACGAAGCTTCCGTCAGACATTCCGATCATGCTATAGTATTTGATCCATTATTTAGAAAACGTTTAGATAATGAAGAAGATATCTCTTTATTTTATATGAATGATGTTGGGGAATTATATAGTCTTATTGGTACCCCAGAATTTGAAGCAGAGTATCTTAAATACGAGAAACTAGCCGAAGAAGGAAAAATATTTAGAAAAGTAATCAAAGCGTCTTCTTTAGAAGATAGATACTTTCATGAAAGATATATCACTGCTAGAAATTATAAAGTAAATGCTAGACATATGCAAGAACACAGTGCATTTGATTTACCAGTATATACTTCAAATTTATGTACGGAAATAGCATTACCAAGTTTTCCAGATGAAGATTATATTTTTTATGTAAATGATTCTCATGATTATGAATTATTTATCGAAGGTCTTTATAAAGATGGTAAATGGTATCAATTATATAGATTTATTAGATATGGTATTATCGATGAAAAAAATTCATGGGTAGTAGATATGCATTTAAGTTTTTTAAGTTCTAAAGAAGGATCCGAACAATTTCAAGAAAAATATATTCTTAATTTTGGAGAAATATTTTCATGTATTCTTGGAGGAATTAACTTTGGAAACTTAAGTACTGATACAGAGGAACGTAAAAAACAATTGGAAAAAAATATGTTCTTAATGGTATACTTCTTGGATGAAATGATCGATAAACAGGATTATCAAGATATAAAACCATTTGAAAAATTTACTAAGAATAGAAGAGCCCTTGGTATCAGTCCAGGAAATTATTTTTATATGTTAGCTAAACATGGTTTTAATTATGATACTAAAGAAGCTAGAGCATTAACTGCTATGGTATTTGAAGAATTTTTATACTATGGTTTAAAAGCTAGTAACGAAGTAGCTAAAGAAAAAGGCGCTTGTAATTATTTCGCGGATACTAAATACTCGAAAGGTATTTTACCAATAGATACTTATGAAAAGAATGTAGATAAACTATATGATTTAAAAGATGTTGTCAAATTTGAAGATGGTGAAGAAAAAAGTATTTCTATAAGTATGTGGGAACTTCTTAGAAAAGATATTCAAAAATATGGTTTAAGAAATAGTACTTTACTTACAGCAGTTCCTAGTTCAAATTCAAGTAGACCTGGGAACATGATCTCAGGTATTAACCCTCCACAAGGTACAGAATACAGTATTGAAGATAACAATATGAAAATTACAGCTATTCTTCCTAATTCAAAAGAATACGATTCTTTTTATGAATATAATTCTGCATGGAATTTGGATATGATTGAGTACTGGAAACTTATCGCTATTATGCAAAAATTTATAGATCAAGCCATCAGTATTAATGAATATGTTGATTTTACAAAATACCCAGATTCTAAAATTCCAAAATCAGAAGTAATTAGAAGAGATTTATTTACGGAGCTATTTGGAATTAAAACATTGTATTATGCTAAAACTAAAACAGACAATGATTTGGAGGAACTACAAGAGGTTAATTCTGACGACGAAGGTTGTTCTGGTGGTGGATGTACTTTATGATGGGTAAAAAATTAACCCAAGAAGAAGTTATAAAAAGATTTAAAGAAGTTCATGGAAATAAATATGATTATAGTAAAGTTCGGTACTTAAATACTACTACCAAAGTAGAAATATTATGTTCTAAACATGGAAGTTTTTTTCAACTTCCCTCTGAGCATTGGAAAGGTTCCGGGTGTCCAAAATGCAATAAATACAGAATTAGAAACAATAATGAAATTATCGATGAATTTAAAAAAGTTCATTCTGATAAATACGACTATAGTAAAATTAATTATATAAAAGCAAATACTAAAGTAGAAATAATATGCACTAAACATGGGAGTTTTTTTCAAACTCCCATACAACATAAGAATGGGCAAGGTTGTCCATTCTGTGCAAGAAAAAATTCTAATTTGAATACAAAAGAATCATTGATAAAATTTAAAAAAGTTCATGGTGATAAATACGATTATTCAAAAGTTAATTATATTAATTCTATGACTAAAGTAGAAATAAGATGTCCAGAACATGGGAGTTTTTTTCAAAGACCAAATACTCATTCTAATGGTTCTGGTTGTCCAAAATGCTTAGAATCTATTGGAGAAAAACGCATTCGAATTTTTTTAGAAGAAAATAATATTAAATATTTTCAGGAATATCGTTTTAAGGATTGTAAATTTAAAAAAGAATTGCCATTTGATTTTTATCTAGAAGATTTAAATACTGTTATCGAGTACGATGGAAAACAACATTTCGAACCAGTAGATTATTTTGGTGGTTTAGAAGGATTCTTAAAGACTCAACGGGATAAAATTAAAACAGAGTATTGTTTAGAGAATAATATAAGAATAATTCGAATAGGATATTTTGAAGACGTTGAAGAAGTTCTCGAGGTTATTTCTGATAATGAGGAGTGTTCTGGTGGTGGATGTACATTATAGTACATCCTTAAAATTATAAATTTAAAGGAAAAATATGAAAAAGAAAAATACACAAAGCAAACCACAAAATAAACCAACCGAAATTAAAAAATCTCCGGAAGTTAAAAAAGAACATAAAGGTAAATTATATAATATATCTGCTAAAAAGCATCATTTAACGGTAGAACCACAAGAACCAATTCTTATTGATAAAAAGAAAAATAAGTATCTTCACCCAAAATTATTTTTATTAAATTTAGATAATTTTTTAAATGATGAACCAACTCTTTATAAAATATTAGATGAATTGAGAATGGTTAACCCTTCTTTAGATACAGTAAAAATACATGTATCTAGTAATGGGGGATATGTTACAGAATGTCAACAATTCATTAATACTTTACAGGATTTGGAAAGAGCTTTTGAAAAAGAAAATAGATTAAATAAAATTAGTATTACTATTACTTCGCATGCTTCTAGTGCTGGGGCATTTACATTTATATCTTTAAAAAATAGATATATTTATCCAAATTCGAGAATTATGTTTCATCATAGTTCAGGTGGGGCTTCTGGAAAAATGTCAGATATGATAAATAGAGTTAAATTTTCTAAAAAACATTTAGATAAATTTTTAGGAATTGCTCAAAAATATTTTACTAAAAAAGAATGGAAGCGGTTGAATCGTGGAAAAGATTTTTGGTTAGATTCAGAAGATATGTTAAAACGAGGAATCTGTACTGGAATTATTATAGATGGAAAAATTTATAATAATAAAAAAGGTATTAAAAAACTTAAGAAGTATTATGAAAAACAAAATACTTATTTTAAAGGATAAAATTTGGCCCATTATATAACCGAAAATGATTTATTTAATGACAAAAAAGATAAATATATTTTTGAAGAACCAACAATGATCAATACTAAAAAAGCAGAAGAGGTTCTACAAAATAATTCTTTATCGAAGACCGAATATCTTTATGGCACAAAAGATATAGAATATATCCCAGATGAATTTATAGAATACAGAATTCAAAAATTAGATGAACATTTAAAAAAATTATTAAATGTTCATTACTTAGATAGAGATACAGTTAGAATTAATAAAGTATTGAAAGCTATAGATTTTTGGAAGAATATAAAAGATAATTAAATTAAAAGGATTACTATGAAATCTAAAATAAAAATAGATTTAAAATATCGGGATAGACAAAGTGGAAAAACCACAAAATTAATTAAAAAAGCGAATAAAGAAAAATACCCAAACGATAATGTTTTATTCGTAATTACACCTAATATTGCCAGAACGGTTTATGGAAAAACAAAATCTTTGGTTTCTGTATTACCAAGTACAAAAAAAGAACTTAAAAAAATTCTAAAATTTAAAAAACCAAATAAAATATTTCTGGATGAATTTGCATTCATGAATAAAAAAATATTTAAATATTTAATTAAATATTGTATTAAAAATAATATAAACGTTCTTGGATACTCAAGTACTAAATTAATAGATAAATTAAAACATAAGGAATATCATGCATAACCATTCTTTAGAGAAAGATTTAAAAAATTATCCTAGAGGGGAACGACCGGAATTATTAATTCTGGATGATTGCGCTTTTATTGAAGAAAAGAAAACTAAATACGATATATATACTTTAGAAAAAGTAGATACTGTAGCTGAGCCACTTTTTTTTGGACAAGCTAGAAATACACAAAGATATGATAAAAATAATTTTAATTTCTTAAGTAATATGGCAATGACTATTCAAAGACAAATGTGGTTTCCAGAAGAAATTAAATTGCAAAAAGATAAATTAGATAAAGAAACCTTTACCGAAGTAGAAGACTTTGTTTATTCGGAACAATTATCTAGATTAGTATTCTTAGATTCTTTACAGGGACGTAGTCCATTATTAACATTTGGCCAATTAACTACTAATCCAGAATTTGAGGCAGTGCTTCTTGAACAAGAATTTCAAGAAAGTAGAATACATTCAAGAAGTTATAGTTATATGGTTGAGAATTTATATACCGATCCAGATATCATTTTTAATAATATTTGGGATAATGAGGTTCTTCTTAAAGCAGCTGCTACAACAGTACGCGAACCAAATAAATTATACGACAGTATTATTACATATCTTTATAAAACTAAAAATAATATTGATATTTTAGATGAAGAGTTTGAAGAACTTCTGGAAGATATTATTAAGGCTATTATTAGTATGAATATTCTAGAAGGAATTCATTTCTACCCTGGTTTTATGGCTATTTGGAGTATTACTGAATTCTGTGGGAAGATGGCTGGTAGTTCAAGAATTCTCCAATTTATTCAAAGAGATGAAAAACAGCATTTAGCTCTTACTCAGTACTTATTTAATTCTTTAAAGAAACATGTTCTTTTTGAAAAAGTAGTTCAAAGATTAAAACCTTGGATATATGACGCATATTTCGAAGCTCAAGAAGAATCATTTGAGTGGGCAGATCATTTATTCTCAAAAGGAAATCTTCCTGGAATGAATGCGGAGATTAGTAAACAATATACGAAGTATCTTGTAAATCAAAGACTTTTAGCAATAGGTTTTAAACCTATTAATCCAGAAGTAAAAACTAATCCAATTAAATGGAGTAATAAATATATTAATCTCCATAGTGTCGAAACATCTTTACAAGAGTCGGAAGCAGTGGACTATGTCAGTGACCCAATTAAAGACGAAACTATAAATACCCAGACTAGAAAAAATATTAGAGAATCTCTAATATCAAAATAGGAAAAAATATGGCTAGACGAAAAACGTCGGAAGAAACCATAAAAGATTTTCAAAATGTTCATGGAGATAAATACGATTATTCAAAAGTAAATTATAAAAATAATAATACTAAAGTTATTATTATTTGTCCAGAACATGGAGAGTTTTTACAAACCCCAAATGGACATAAAAATGGAGCCGGTTGTCCTAAATGTGGAATTAATAAGATTAAAAAAATTTTAAAAAAATCTTTGGAAAATGTTATAACCGAGTTTAAAAAAATTCATGGAGATAAATACGATTATAGTAAAGTTCAATATATAAATACTATGACTAAAGTAGAAATAGTATGTCCAAAGCACGGAAGTTTTTTTCAATTACCGAATGACCATTTACGAAAAATTGGTTGTCCCATTTGCGCTGGCCGAAATCAATTTACTCAGAAAGAAGTTATAAAAAAGTTTAAAGAAGTTCATAGCGATAGATATGATTATTCGAAAGTACATTATAAAAATCTTAATTCTAAGATAACTATAATATGTCCAAAACATGGGGAATTTTTACAAGCTCCAAAATACCACATAAAAGGATCTGGTTGTCCAAAATGTAATATTCAAAATCGGTTATTAACTCAGTATGAAGCTATTAATAATTTTAAAAAAGTTCATGGTAATAAATACGATTACAGTAAAGTTCAATATTTACATAGTATGAAAAAAATAGAAATAATATGTCCTGAACATGGGAGTTTTTGGCAAACTCCAAATACCCATAGTAATATGAATTGTGAATGTCCAAAATGCGCTCAAGAAAATTCCGAATCAAAAGGTGAACGGAAAATTAGAGAATTTCTAGAATCTAATAATATCAAATATTCCCAAGAGGTTAAACTATTTGATAATTAT